CTTTGAACTATGAAGTCTACCGATTCAATTGCTATTGCTTGTCCGGTTGGTACATTAACATAAGCACCTAAATCCAAGGAACCTTGAGATGTTGTTCCACTTGCTTGGCCTGCCGCCAATGCTACGCTCTCTGTTAGGTAGAAACTACCTGTCTGTGCTTTCGCCATAATACCTGGTAATCGTGACGGTTATTAAACAAAGCGAACATGTTCGTACTGTAAACGGATTCTATCTTCTTTACTAAAGCACGCCATAGTAAGTCTTACCCACCACACCATCCCTTGCCAAGAAGCCATATGATATATGGCTATGCCATATTTTTTCTAAGACATACATATATATGCTAATACCACTAGGACTAATCATGGCGGACAAAACCTGTGATAGTTGCGAGCATGAATGTGTGATATTGAATTATAATTGCCCTATTTTTGGCGGAATGCGTGAAGTTGATGCCTATTATTGCATTAATTGCGAGGTGGTTGTAGAATGAGAAATAAAATGATAACTCTATGCCCGACTACTTACGAAATAGCGTCCAATATGGATAACTTTAGTGGGTGGATTAGACAGGAATTGATGAAGAAGCAAGCAACACAATACAAAGCAAAGCCTGAGATCGACCCGAAGTACGGAGCGTATTGTTCTCCATGCGACTTAACTCATTTGCACACTGACCCAAGTATGCTTCAAGGTTCGATGCCATGTCAACAATGTGGAAAGGCAACGGTTTATGTGGGGTTGATTGAATGAAGTACGTCGTATATGATTGGAGACAGAATAAAGGCTTTTGGAGACCAATGAATAAAGGCTATACTGGTGACTTGTCTTTAGCAGGTCAATATGAACCACATCAATTACCTACTTGGGCAGGGGATTGTTGGATAGCCATTCCTATTGATTCGGCATTAGAGATTCAAAAGATATTAGATAATGACTATGCGACACATAGAAATTAAATTTTGAATCCTCCAGGGGAATAAATAAATTTTGTACCTAGTGATTCAACTCGTTCTCTTTCTATTCGACCATATTGGTCTTTGCCTCTAGTTTTGCCTTGGCTAATTGCTAAGGCTGCTTCGAATTGAAGATTAACTGCTTCCTCTGCTAGTTCTAAAGCAATACCCATAGGAGTACCTTTTGCCCAAGTTGGAGCATCAGGTCTATTTTCCCATGCTTCATAAATTAGTTTACCTACACGACGTAGTTCGGGATAATCCGAACTCATACTTACACCTGGTTCGCAAGTTCGTATGAACGCTTTAGTCTCATCATGTATTCAAGTTGAGGTTCAGAAGAAATGTTACCAGGTAATAATACTCTAGTTGCTGGGAACACTGCTGATTCACCTTCTCCATTAACTGCAAATACTCCCATTATTCTATAACAGTAAAGTTTGTCAGCAGCAGTAGGTTCCAATGAAGAAAATATTTCACGACCTAATAGTTTTAACGAATTGTTTCCACCAGGTACAGCCATGTTTGAATCCAAAGTGTATAGTTTCATTTCTCCATGGATAATGTTTGACCTTTCAAATCTGTTTACTGGTACTGAGTAACCTGTTAAACCTGTAAAGCCCGGTGCATACGCAACAGCAATAAGTAAATCGTTATTAGATAAAGGAACTGATGAGATAATAGTAACATCAGTAGCGTAAGGTTGTGATGTCAAAGTTGTATCAAATTGTCCATAAGTAAATCCTCCACGTTGTTCAAATGATGAATAAGGATAGAATGTTTTTCTAGCCATAGCATAACCACTTAGATCGATATCTTGCTGAGTTACAAATAATCCTGCTCCAATAGGAACCCATCCTGTAGTCGCAGAACTTACAGCCCATTCTGATTTAACTCTATCATAGGTCATGCCGCCTGGTGCAAATTCTGCACATAGAGTTCTTTGCATATCTTCATCATTCATTTTTTAGCCCCCTTTTTTTTGTTCAGAGGTAAAGGAGGTAAAAGTCCAATCTTACGTAGAAGTTCATCTATGGTCATTTTTTCATACTCCTCTTGAAAGCAGTTGACATACGCTTAAGGTCTAATCGTCCTTTTTTGTCTCCACGCTTAAACTTAATGTGGTTTGATTTGTTTTTGATGTATCGCTGCCATCCTGATAATTTACGTGTAGTTTTTTTGGCCGCTTTAGCCACTTTCTTAGTCGTAGACTTAACATCGCTAACAGTGCGCTTAACATCGCCAACCAGTTCTCGTATTTCATCGAGAGTTCCCTCTATCTTAACCAAGGTAAACACCTCAGTTGTCAGCAGCGGTTGATTGTATTGCGATTGCCATCCAGTCCTGTTGAGCAAGTTTAACAACTCGGCAACGTACTCTAGCAGTTACATAAAGAATGTCAGTTCCTATTGCAGTTCCGCTAGGCATTGCAGTTAGGTATAGAGTGTCATTAACAACCATGAATGCTTCAGACAAAGCAGCAGGCCCAAAGTTATCTGGGTAGAAGTCTGCGGTCTCTGAACCGATGTTGTTTGTTTGGTCAATGTTCAAACAACCTGAAGCAACTAGGCTTTGATTGTCTGCTCTAACCAATGAAGTACCTGGGTTTAAATCGCTGAGTTGGAAACTAATTGCACCATTACCGGCTAACATTGATTCAAAGTCTTGTCCGTAAGGAGCGTCTCTTTGAACTATGAAGTCTACCGATTCAATTGCTATTGCTTGTCC